GCTAAAAAATATTTTGATAAAGAAGAAAGTAAAGAAGAAACAGAAACAGTAGAAACAGAAACAAAAGAAGAAAATAAAGAAAACGAATTTTAATAATAATAATAATAATAATAATAATAATAAAATAATAAAATAATAAATTAAATTAAAGTAAAGTATCATGCCAGTTAAAGTAAATGAATACAAAGAAGTTGAAGTAGCCCAAATTAAAAATTATATGGGTTTAACAAAAGGTAGCGTAGTTGCTATTAATCCAACAAAAGCAGAGTTGGAAACACTTGGGAAAAAAGTAGATAGTGAACCCATTTATACAGGGACTATGCAAATGAAAGACCTGGAGGGTAAAGATGTAAATGTTCCTTTTGTAAGGTTTCAGATGTATCTAAAGTCAGAGGTTGAAGGACTTCCTTTGTTTAGACTTTCTTATACACTATTCAAGAATCCTGATATTAGTTCAACAGAAAAGGTTGTTTTTATTGATAAATATGGTAATTATAAATATGTGCCAATCAGCGAAAAAGATTCTTTTAATACAAAAGAAAACTCTACGATGATTAAGAAAGATGGTACTGTAATTCTTGATGGCGAAGGTAAACCAAGAGTTGGTTTATTTGCAGGTTCAAGAATGGCGATGCGAGGTGAAAAGGAGTTTATTGACTTTATCAAGGAATATCTACAAGTAAAAGATGTTTACCAGTGGAATCAGGATAAGAGCGGATTTTGTGTTAACGGTAAACTTGATGAATGTGAGAATTATATTTCAAAAGAAGAAATTCAACAGATATTTACTGATTATACAAAATGGAATACTTTTAAGGTTATCAAATCTTCAATGAAAACTAATAAGATAAACTTTATTGTTGGAAATAAAACTTCTGATAACAAGGTTTATAATGAAGTGCTTAATAAAGTAAAAGGTACTAATCGTAGAAAATTATATTCTGACAAAGAAGTGTCAGATTTAACTGAAACTTACGGACGTAAGAATGTAGTATTCTCTATTGAACCAATTCACGAAGCAATTAAAACAAATACGCCAGAAGAGGTAAAAAGAGCATTAGGCTCTGATGATAAAGCAGGTGAAGATGATATGCCGTTTTAATTATGATAAAAAACAATTACAAAGAACCGCTATTATCCTTTAAAGAAATAAACAGGAAATACAGCGAAATAGAATTATTAAACAAGTATATAAATATCAGAAAAATACCTTGTTTAATAAATGCACCTTATCGCACAGATAATAAACCAAGTCTTGGCTTATATCTTAGACATGATAAAGTGTATTTCAAGGATTTTGCTACAAATCAAAGTGGCAATATCATTGAACTATTTAAGATTCTTTTTAATTGTGATTTTCAGGGCGTATTAGAGACTTTAAATAGAGACTTGATAACTTCATCAACTTCTCCCATAAAGTCTCTCAAAACGCCTAAAATAGGGCAAATAAGACAAAAATCAGAAACTGTAATTAGAATTAAAATAAGAGACTGGGAAGACTATGATTTTGAGTATTGGGATTCTTATGGAGTAACCAAAGAAACCTTAAAAAAATCTAAGGTTTTACCAATCTCTTATTACACTATTAATGACACATTGATTAAGGCTGATAAACTTGCCTATGCTTACATCCTAAAGCAAGAAGGTAAGTATAGATACAAGATTTACCAGCCTTTTTCTTTTTATAAATGGACAAACAATTATCTTCCTAATACAATTAATTTATTAGATGTATTTAAGAGTGGAGATAAATTAGTTGTTTGTTCATCATTGAAAGACGCAATGTGTTTACACTCTCAAACAAATATTCCTTGTATTTGTCCGCAGGGAGAAGGATATAAACTATCTGATGAATTAGTTAATTACTTAAAAACTAATTTTAAGGATATTTATATCTGTCTTGATAATGATAAAGCAGGAATAAAATATGCAGAAGAAATGACTTCATATACAGGTTTTAAGAATATAGTTATTCCACAGTTTGATGGAGGTAAGGATATTTCTGACTTATATAAAGTCAATAAAGAATTATTTAAAGAATTTACAAAACAATTTTATTGATGAATATGGATATAACAAAATACTCGTTTAATGTCTCTGAAGAAGAATATAGAAATGACCCTGCTCTAAGTTATAGCATGATAGCAAGATACAAAAGAGAAGGGTTTTCTTGTATTCCTCATTTAAGAGAAAAACAAGAATCACAATCCTTAACATTAGGTTCTATGCTTGATTGTTTAGTTACCGAAGGATACGAAACTTATATTAATAGGTATGCACTAACTAAGTTTTCACAAGAAACTAAAATTTATTCAATCTTAAAAAACTTATATCAAAAATGCAGTCCTCATATAGAAAGTTTAAAAGAAATGCTTTCAAAAATCTCAGAAAAAAATCTTAAACATTTCCTTGATGAACAAGGTTATTATACAAACAGAAAACTTGAAACAAGAGTCAAAGAACTCTTAGAATATCAATCATTATGGGAAGATATTTCTAATGCCGATAGATATAATAAAACATTAGTTCCTGAACAATTGGATTATGATGTTAAAAGGATGTATAATTCCTTAACACAAAACACATTGACTAATAAAATACTTTTTATACAAAAAGGATATAATCAAATTAAATTCAAAACTACTATAGATAATGTTGAACTAAGATGTATGTTTGATAAGTTAATAGTAGATGATGAAAGAAAAACATTTATACCTATTGACTTAAAAACAACATCTACTCCATTATACAACTTTGAGGAGTCATTTATACATTTTAGATATGACATTCAGGTTAGACTGTACTCTTTAATACTGCAAAATGTTATTAAAGATACAGAATACAAAGATTATACAATATCACCATATGTATATATTGTTGTTAATAAAAACTTTAATGAACCACTATGTTTTAAGTTTGGATTTAATCTTTCTGATAATATAGTTCAAATAAAAGATAGAAATGGTAATGAGATAAAATTTGAAAACCCTATTGTATTAGCAAAGGAATTATTAAAAGAAATTAAACATTACAATAATACTCATTCTGAATTTCCGTCATACTTTAATCCTTATGGTATTAATGAATTGTTTGAATATAAATTTTCTAAATTATGATTATATCAGATAAAATAGTTATTGTTTACAGGGTAGAAGTATACAAAGATGCAACAGTCGTATATTTGTATAACACAGAAAAAGATAAGTTATACAATTATATAATAGACAAAGATAGAAATAATTCTGATAAAATAAAAATAAAAATAAAAGAAATATTTAAAGATAGACCAAATGTATTGTTTGTTGGTTATCAAAACCATGAATTTGACAATCATATAATAAACTATATATTATCTTTTAATGACGCAACAATGACAGATATATATTTCTTTTCAAAAGAGATACCAGAAGATTCTGTTGCAAATAAATACTTTCAATCAATTGATTTATGTTCTATTCTTTATAGCGAGAAAAATAGAACAAATATTTATCAGTTAGAATATAATGTTGGAGTGGACTCTTCTCCATTTAAAGATAGATTTGATTATAATTTTGATAATCCTGAGATAAAGTGTATTTATTCTGTATTATGTAAAAATAGTTCAAAGATTAATTTAAGATTTGAACTATATAGAAAATATAAAATAAATGCAATAAATGTTGATGATACTCTTTTAGGTATTAGATATATGACAAAAATGTATTTAAACAAAACTAAAGAAGAATATCAGAAATTCATTTCAGGTAGAACACAGCCTTCTTTATTCAAACCAAAACAATTTATAAAATACTCTGATTCCATTAAAAACCCTATTCTGAAAGACTTTATAAACAAAGCCTTAGAATTAACTATAAATCCACAGAATAGTGGCAAAAAAGCTTGGAATGAAAGTATTATCACAAATGGTTTGAAACTATCTGTTGGACAAGGAGGAATTAGAACAATAAACAATCCTGAATCTTTTATCTGTAATACAGATAAGGAAAAGATTTTTTATTATGATATATCTTCTATGTTTCCAACTGTAATGTGCAATTATTCATTGTTTCCACGTCATTTAAACCAAGATTTTAGAAATCTTTATAAAAGTATTAGAGATGAAAGAATAAGAGCTAAAATGGAAGGAAATAAAGATAAAGCAGACTTGTTGAAAATAGTTTTAAATTCAGCTATTGGACTAATGAATGCTGATTGGAACTACATGTACGACCCAGTTATGTTTTGTTGTATTAGGATACAATCTATGTTTATTATGATTGAATTAATTGATTTGTTACTTAGTAATGATATTAAGATAATTCAAATAAATGTAGACGGTATTTTTATATATACAAAAGATGAAGAACTCTCTGATAAAATCATATCAAACTTTTTTAAAGATAAGGATATGGTTTTTGAAAAGAAAACATTTAACAAAATGTTTCAATTAGATGTTAATAATTATATAGCATCTGGTGATAGTATTCTTGTAGAAAAAGGTTTGTTCTCAACGGAGAATACAAGAACATTAAAACCAAGAATTGTTACAGATGCTATTGGTTCTAATCTACTTTACAATACTCCAATTAAGGAATATATAGATAAATATATTTATATTGGTAATGCGGCATTATCAACAAATATCAGTAATAACTTTATCGTTAAACACGGAAATACAATTTGTCGTAACAATATTAGATATGTATATTCTTTAGGAAAGGATTCATATAAACTTGTCAGATACAAGGATGGTAAGGAATCTATTGTAGATAACCTCTCAGGGGTAACTATTATTGATAATATCAAGAAGTCAGTTACCATTAATAAACAACCTTATTATGCTATGGCTAATAAGGTAGTATTACAATTTAAACAAAAAACATTATTTTGCATGAGATTAAAATTAAAAAAAACAAAAAAATAAATGAATAATAGTATTAAACAAAAAGAGATAGGAAATATAAATATAACTCTTAAGGAAAATACATCATTTATTATTTTAAAAATCAAAGGAAACAAACATTATTTCCTGTTGGATACGGGTGCAAGTAATTCAGTACTGGATGAAAATGCAAATTTAATTACAGATGAAATAGTAGTAGATTCTGACGAATTAGTAACTGGATTTGGTGATACAAAACAAGTCAATATATATGAATTACCATGCTTTATTGATGATATGATGGTATTTCAAAAATTTATTGTAGCACCATTAGGGATTACATCATATATAAACGAATCTACTGGTATTAAAATATCTGGGGTTATTGGAATGGATTTTATTATGCGATATAAATGTATAATAGACTTTTATAATCTCAGTATTAAATTAACTATAGAAAAAGAATTAAACAGAAATAAAAATGGATATAATAAAGAAATTTAAAGACTTTGTAGAAGCGTTTAGCTTTGCAGAATCTAAAAAAGCACATTTAAAATATGTAGCAAAATCAAAGGAATATATTGTTTATAATAACAATAAGAATACTAATAATAATAACAATAATAAAAACAACGATAATGACGGAAACAAATAATATAGAACTTGGTACATTTACGGCAGATTCTGCTTTAAATGCTCTATTAGAAGCGTTAGAATACTATAATGAAGAATATGCTGTAAATAACAACTTACCAAAAATTAAGCCAGAAATATCAGCTTACTATAATTTTGATGAAGATGTTTACAAAAATGATGTAAAACTTACGATACAATTTCAAAAAGAACAAAATGATTTTAAATAAACAAGAAAGTGAAGTAATCCGTAAGGGAGAAATTCAAGAAAATACAGTAGGAATTGACGTTAATAATATTGGTTTTATAACTCAGTTATTAACGTCAAATTTGTATAAAAATCCATTAGGAAGTTTTTTAAGAGAAACTGTTGCAAACGGTATTGATAGTACCAAAGAGGCTGGTAAAGATTTGCCTGTATTGATAATAATTGATTATAATGAAGTTAAAAAAGTAAAAATATCAATTAGAGATTATGGTACTGGCTTATCACCAGAAAGGTTTGATAAAATTTATAAAAACATAGGTTCATCAACTAAGAGGGATTCTAATGATTATATTGGAGCGTTAGGTATAGGAAGATTCTCTTGTTTAGCTGTTGCAGACCAAGTAACTCTTGTATCTTATTACAATGGCACAAGATACGAGTATTTAATGTACAAGGATAATGGATATATTAATATTGATTTAGTTGATGAAATAGATACTGCTGAAGAAAATGGATTTATGGTATCTATTGAATATGATGACTATATGTTTCATAGTAATTTATATAATAATTTAGTATGGCTACAACTTTTAAACGTACAAATTGTAGCAAATGTATCAAATCCAACCGTACAAACAGTAGTTAATTCAATAAACAAAAAATTGTATTACGAATACAATAATTTTTACACTATAAAACATAGTATTGGTTATACTATTGAAATGGGTAATGTTATATACCAATATAAAGACATTATCAAAGAATCAGTAGGTAATAATATTGTATTAAAATGTGATATGGGGTCTTTACAACTTACCCCGTCAAGAGAAGCATTAATAAACAATGAACACAATAAACAGATTATAAAAGAAGCTATTGATAAAGCTAATATTGAAATACTTGAATTATTTAACAAAAGTATAAAAAGTGAATATTCTATTGATGAGTATATTGTAAAAATAAGAAGAGGTTGCTTTAATATTGACGATAATGCAAATTGTTATGTTTTTAATGGAATATCATACGATGAAGCTATTAAGAATAAAATATTTATTGTAAATGGAATAAAAACTAATAATTCTATAAATAATATTTTCCAAAAAAGTTATCATCGTCAATTTTTAAATAAAGATATTTATAAAGTAATTAATTGCTGTTTTTCTATAAGAAACGCTATTGAAAATGGTATAAAATTATTTTATAAAACAGAAAATAGATTACTAAAAAAAACGATTGATTATTACTTAAGCAAGTATACTAAAATAGTTATTTTAAATTATGATGATATTGTTTTTATAGAAAGAACTTTTAACTGCAATGAAGATGATTTAAAAACTATACTAATATCATTATGTGGTATGACTGAAATCAAAAATAGCGATGTACCAAAAGATTTTACATCTTCTTCTAAAAAAGAAAATAAAAGTGAAACAATAAAAATAATTGAACAAACGGAATATTATTCAAAACAAACAACTGTAAATATTCAAGATTTTTACGATGTGTTTAATAGTAGAAAAGGGATAATTTGTATTTTTGTTCCATTAGGGGATAAAGGTATGATTGATTTTTTAAAGCCATTATTAATTTCAACAAGAGTAAGAATATATGAAATCAAAAGAAACGTTTATGACAATATAAAAGAAAATAACAATATAATAAAAGCTAATAGTATTCTTGTTACAAGAAATAGGTACTTTGCAAAATTATTTGAAACATATATTATACAAGGATATTTTAAAAGCAACCAATTGTATGCAAACGAATATCATTTAATTAGTGAATTTAAAAAAGAAAGAAAAATAATATTGAAAAATATTAAATCAAGTACAAGTTGTGATGGAATAATAGAATATTATAAAACCAAAAAGTGGATTAATGAAGATTATATTAACTATTTTCATATTACTAAAGAAGATAAAGAATATATAAATAACTATGAAGATTTATGTGAAAATAGAATTATGTGCAACGAAATAATAAAAGAATATTTTATAAAGCAACACGGTTTAAACAAAAAAATCTTTAATTTAAAATCTTTAATTTAAATAATAAATAAAATGAAAATAATAATTAATGGAAATACAGCATTGGTAATAAATGCTGGTAAAAGATATACTTTCAACATTGATGATAATGAAAAACAAATATTATTATCTGATAACGAAGAAAATGTTATTTCTTTATGTGAAAGTAAATCTCAAAAAATAGATAATAACTATATTTCAAATATAGAAATATCAAAATCAAATATTCTCTCGGCAAAATATACTTCTGTTATATGGAAAGAAATATCAGAAATTTCAATTCCTGTAGATTTTGCAAAGAAGATTCTTATTGCAGAGAAATATAATGACACGAAAAGAATAGAAAAATACAAAAATTTCTGGACACTTGTATCAATGAATCCAGATGCAAATGTAAGAAATAATATGTTCTGGTTTATAAGAAAATGGAATATGAGTATTTCAAAGGCTGGGTTTATTATAGCCTACAGAAATGTTGATGTTATTAAAAAGTCGAATTATGATACTAAAGAGGTTGTTGATTTGTATTACAAGACTAAATATATTGACAATGTAGACCCTAATACCATTAATTATAAAGGTAATACTTTGGAGAATGTATTCCAAAGTGTAATATTTGGAGATATGGGAGATGTTTATACTGACAACCATACACATACGTTTACAATAAAATTAGGACAAGCTGTTAAAATGGAAAGAAAAAAATGTGATGCTAACCAAGAAACATCTTGTTCTCAAGGACTTCATGTTGGTGCTAAGGGTTGGTTAAAACGAAATTACTGTGGTACTGTAGGTTTAAAAGTACTTGTAAATCCAGCTGATGTAGTTGCTGTACCAACAATTGATAATTACGGAAAGATGAGATGTTGCTCATACATGCCTGTTGGAGTTATTTCATTTGATAGTAATAATAATGTAATTGATAGTCCTATTACTATTGAAGACGAAATAAAATATGTAAGCGAAATTAAAAAAATTAATAACAATGATGTAGATAATTATCGTGTTATCAAAGAAGATAAAACAATTGAAGAAAGATTTAATGATATTTTAAAAACATTAAAAAGAAATGGAAATAACTAAAATACAATATCAATATCTTGATAAAATACAACATTTATGGAGAGATATTAACTCTGCTGATGTACACATAAAATTAACAGTTACTATTGATAACGGTAATAATACAGAGATAATATTCTGCCAATTATCTGATTTTACTAAAGCAATTATAAATGCAGAACAAAATAAAGATTTGTCATTATTAGAAATAATATAAAAGTAAAATGACTACGGAAGAAGAGCTGTTGAAAAAATATCAAAATGATAATGATGTTCAAACAATTCTAAAAGTATTTGAAAATAAGAAAATATCAAGGAATGTTTTTGAATACATATCAGACATTGATTATGTACTAAATCCTAATTGGGTAAATTCAGACAAATATAATACAGAAATAAATTTTTATGTAAGATATTTGGGTAGCGACTCAACTGGAGTTGGTAATAACCTAATTGGAGTTTATAAAAGAGTACAGGAAGAAGATAAACCATGTTGGGAGCTGAAGTATCAGATTGATACTTACTTTCAAACAATAAATAATATACCATTTTATTTTGTAAAAAAATGCAACAAATAATTACACAAGTGGAAAACAATGGAGTAACAGCAATACAAAGATGTATTGAAATATATAATAAAACGCATACTCCAAAATTGTTATTAAATGTAAATGTGTATTACGATGAAACAGAACAGTGTTACAAAAACCAATGTACGTTAATAGTAAAGGAGGATGAATAAATGGGTTGGGAAACATCTTACATACATGAACATTGTTTTAGTAGAAAGGACTTCTCTTCGCTTGAAGCTATTAAAGAAGAAATTGATGAGTTAGAAATTTTGAAAAAACAATATCAAGATAACATTCTTGGATTAGTTATAATGACTGAACCTAATAAATTCTTTGATACAACAGAAGTAGATTTGCTGACAATGCTAACTAATAAAACTAATGAATATTTGAAAGAACTTATTAGTATAAGTACCGAACTATCTATCTTAAAAGATATTGAAAGAAATTGGGATTTATTGCACGAACAAGTTAGTATTAACGGGAAAAAATATTTAGTAGCAAAAGAAGTACCTAATCCAGATGTTTATCCATTCGCATTTATTAGAGGTGATTATGTTGAAACTGCTGAAACATTAAGAGAAAAAATTAAAGAAGAACAATATAATTAGTTATGATTTTTCAAATGATACATTATATAGTAATCTTTATAATAGCTATTTTTCTCTTAAGAAAATGCAAAAATTAATAGATTACTTTTAAAACTTATCAAAGATAAATTATGAAACATTTAGAAAAGTTTTGTAATCTCTTAGAGGAAATTGCAAAAGAGTTTAATCCAGAAGAAGACAATTATCCAGATTTTGAGTATTTATTCGAGGAAAACATTCTTGAAGAAATTGATAATGAGGAAGAAGTACAATGTGCGGAAGATGACTTTTATGCAAACAAAAGTAAACTTGAAAAATACTTTGATTCTTGCGTAGAAGCCAACATTAAAAATGCACAAGAAATACAGGAAACAAACGATATGTTAAATAGAACGTTTGGTATATTCTAATTAATAATTTAAAATGATATGGATGAATTTGTAGTAATAACGTGGGCTAGTAATTAACTAATTAACTTACTAAGCATAAGGATTTTACACTCTTGTGTTTAGTAAGTTAATTTATAAAAGGAAGAATCATACCTTGCCACCTATTATAGAAGGTGCCAAGATATTATTGAATACCTAACCAAAATCAATAGCAGTATAAATTATGACACAGAAAGAACTTAAAGAAACAATAGAATCTCTCGAACAGGCAAATACTCATTATGAAGAGCAAATAAATGCTAATAAAAGTCTTATATTAGGCTACCAGTGGGATTTGTACTATGAGAATTTGCACAAAAAACAGATGGAGATAATAAATAAAGCTCTTGATAAAGACATATTTGTATTTATCTTCTCTACAGCACAATCTATTGAAGATATTAATAGAAGAGAATATATCGAACCTGTTATAAAAGGATTTACTCTTGATAAGTTTCCTGATTGGTATACAAATTTTGTTTGGATTGCCAAATTAAAATCAGAAGAGTTCAAGCCTTTTGATAGTGGTTATCCAGCAAAGCAATTTCTTGTAGGTCTTACGGATTGCTATTTTATTAGTAAAAGTAATAGGACAGATGAAGAGAAGTATAGAGTGGGGTATAAACCTCACGATAATTGGGGTGTATTTTCGGTAGACTCTCATAGGATTAATATTTTTAACAGAAAAAATTTTAAGGATGAGGAAGTATTAGATTATCTTAAACAGTTAACTAATATTGTAATTTAACCAAAATAAATAAGATAGTATGAATTATGTTACAATGGCTAACAGGCGATTGGGTGCAAAAGAAAATAATTAGTTTATTAGTAACACTACTATTTATAGTAAGTTGTACAACTGAACAAAAGAAAACTACCCAACTTAAGCTTAAAGAAGTATCTATTAAAAACATTACAATAGATTCTCTTAAGAAAAATGGTTGGCATATCTCTCAAGGAAAGAAACTTTATTATCCTCAATATAAGGATTCAGGCTATCATTATATAGCTGACTATTGTAAAGATTCTTTATATGCTGAAGTACATTTCCATATTATTAAACAAGATACCTTCATATTTAATAATGGAAAATGGTATCCGAAAAACTTAAATTTAATTAATAAATAATAGATAAAATGAAAATAGAAGAAAGAACAAAAGAAAAAATAATTAAAGAAGACTATAAAGTATTTGTAGCGCAAGATGGTACTGAATTTAGCACAGAAGCAGAATGTATCAGATATGAACAAGGTGCAGAATGTGCTTATAAAACATTGTTATCCAAAGTAATGAAACCTATTATAGGTAGTTTTAACCACAGCGACACACAAAATCATCCTGAATTAGTTAATGTATACAAGAACATCGTGGATGATATTTTTGAAGACGAAAGAAGAGAATGTGAATATTATACATTTAAACCTCAATCAGAAGAAGATATTAAAAACTTCATCGCACTTTTAAATGTACAAAATGCTTCTGTAAGAGCTTCTCGTTGGTATGAAAACATAGACAATCCATATACTCAATTAGATAAATTAAAAACTGGATGTGATTATATTATCATTTATTACGCAGATTCTGCCTTTTATCAAATCATAGAGGCTAAACAATTTAGTGAAGCAATTAAAAGAATACTTGAAAAAGCTATTGAAAATGTATAGATATGGATAAATCAATAAGTTTTGAAGAATAAAAAAAATAGGATATTAAATTAATAGATTAAAAAAAATAGGGAGATGAGTTTCTGACTACCATATCAGCATCTCCCTATTTTTAACAGTTTAAAACTAATAAAAAAATTAAAATATGATAAAGAAAGGCGTAAAATACATTTGCAAGAGAAACTTCAGTATCTCTCAAAATGATGATAATAATAATCCTCAAATCTATAGATTTTATGAGGGAGATGAACACTTATCTCCAAAAGATGGATTCTTAATTAATAGATTTGAAGAAATTGCAATACCTTCAGAAGTTGCAGACTTAAACTTTAGAGAAAATCAGGTTAATCATCCTTCTCATTACAACACTAATAATCCCAAAATCTATGTGGAAACTGATAATGGCTTAAAAGAAATTAGTATTGAATGTATTGATGTAATACGTGATATGCCTTCGTGGAAAGGCAATATCATCAAATATGCTTGGAGAGCTGGTTTAAAAGAAGAGGCTGGTAAATCTATCATTGACAAAGAGATTGAAGACCTTATGAAAATCAAAGCCTATGCTGATGATAGAATTAAGCAATTAGAATTAAAAAAGGAAATACAATGAGAAAAATAGAATTTGAATTAAGTGGTATTACACCGCTGTTTATTTGCGGACATTATGTAGGTAAGTTTGAGGATACATATTATCTTAAAGTATTATTCTTTAACTTTTATCTAACATTACAATGATTAAATTACCAAACGAAGTCTTGGTAGAAGAAATCTATAAACTATGCTTAAAGTGTAAAATAGATTGGTTCTACCAAGATTATTACAAAAAGAAAAGAAAAACCATTAAAAGAGATGATGTTTCTGAAATCTATTATAACATTCTTGATTTGGGATTAGATATGAGTACAGAACTCCATAAATGGTTTAAAACAAATTTAAATTAAATAATAGAAAATGGAAAACATGTTAACAAAAAAGGAGTTCTTTGCCAAAATAGACGAGGAAATAAAAAAGATGCCTCCTAATTGGAGAAAAGGTCAAAAGGTATTCAATGCTGTTGATACTATATTTGGAGTAGCACGAGAAGTGCAATTCAAACATAGGATTGATTGTTTTCATAATAATGAAAACATAGAAGCATTTAAAGAGAAAGCTTATGACGTATATAAAAACATTTTAAAAATATATAAAACAAAATAAACATGGGAAGAGAACTTACACAACAGGAAAAGACGGTTTTCAAAGAAATTAGCACCAGAGCATTTTATGGTGTTAAAGTACAAACTTACGATAGATGGGATGGAAATCAAATTTACACTCTTACAGGTTACAGAAAGGCAGGAGAAAAAGTATATTACTTTTATACTAATGAACGCTTGAATGACGGACCTAAGTACTTGAATAGTGGATGCTACGATAGTATAAAACCCTATCTTTTCCCTATGAACAAAATAAGTTCGTTGATTACGGCAAAAGAATTATCAACACTTTCAGACTATGAATTAATTGATTGGTATAATGCAAATCATGTTGATTACAGAGGACTGATTGAAAAAGGATGGGCTATTGAAGCTCCTAAATATATGTATAACAATTAAAATTTAATCTACATAAGATATGGCAGAAGAAGAAATAAAAAAGAAAGCAAAAGAACTTTGTCAAGAATATCTTCCTGATAATATGAAGAATATTTGGGCAAGAGAAAATATAGTAGCTAAGTGTGTTGAATCAGCTATTATGGAAATAACACAATATAAAGACACTGAGCTTAGAAATCAAGAACAATCATTGCTTTGGACATTTTATTATATTTTAGATATATTAGATATTGAAGGAGTAATGAGGGATTGTGCTATTAAAATATTTAAGAGACACCTAATAAATAAAGACTTATAAAAGATTTTAGCACTAACTATTAAAGCGATAATATAATGAAAGAATGGCAAAAATTGACTGATGAGGAACTTGCCTCACTGACTGAAGAACAAGTTGAAATGTATAGAAATTACAATAAAAATACAAGTAAAATGGTAATATCAGAATATGGAATTTATGGATGAAGATAATAAAAAGGTAATTAAAAAGATAATTAAATCTATACAATTTCCCATAGATGGTGATACTAAGCAATTAGTATATAACTGTCTAAAAGAAATGGCAGAGTACAAAGACAAACAATACAATGATTTATCCTTAATATTAAAAAATACTATAGGAATGGTTGATACTAAGGATGAAGTCATTAAAAAACTACATAAAGTGATTAGTAATATAACTTAAAAGCGAATATAAAAAAATTAATTAAAGATAATACAGTAATATGAATTGGAGAAATATAATTTCTTATGAAGATATTATGACTTACTCTAAAGAAAGAGGTTGTAATTTCTTTAATGAAGATAGGGTTAAAGAACATAAAACAGAGTTATTTAAAACCTTCATAAAAACCGAAAATATAATTCTAATGAAATTAAGAGAATTAGAAAATATCTCAGGTAGACTTACAGGCAAATGTATCTTTAGAGTATGTTCTATGAAACCTGATGGTAAGGTAGAAATTGAAAATAACTTTAAAAACAAAAAAGAATTACAAATTTATTATAATAATAAGAAAGATGAAATTAAAAATAAAAATTAAAATTTTAAACAAAAAATGTATGCCCGTAATAATTGATAAAGGTGATTGGATTGACCTTAAAATATGGGAGAATTTTAGTATAAATAAAGTAAAAACACCTGTATATCAAATGCTTTCTTTGGGTGTTGCAATGCAACTTCCTGATGGATATGAAGCTATTGTTGTTCCAAGAAGTTCTACTTTTAAAAAGTATGGAATAATGTTAGCTAATTCTGTTGGTATTATAGATAATACTTATTGTGGTAATGAGGACATTTGGCATTTCCCTGCATTAATATTCAGAGATACTACAATACCATCATTTGAAAGAATCTGTCAATTTAGAATACAATTATCACAGAAAGCCACTATGTGGCAAAGGATTAAAAATTTCTTCTATTCAGGAATAAAATTTGAAGTAGTTGACAACCTAACAAATCATAATAGAGGTGGATTTGGTTCAACTGGGAGATAATATAAGAAATTGACTATGTAAAACTTCCTGAAGAAGTAATTTCTTTTATTAATAGAATACCAACAGAAATAAAAATTTAATAGCTATGAAGAAAAACACAAATGTAAATATAGACGAAGATTATGACTTTAATAATGATTCTTTTACTAATGAAGGTATTGATATACCATTAGATGAAGAGGAATTAGAAGGTGCCTTAGAATATCTTGAAGAACTGAAAAAGAACTTATAATTAATAAGCAAGTAGTACAGAAATGTATTACTTGCTTATTTTTTTTTCTTTGCTGTTATCAATATTTTGAATGTTAAAATTTATAAAAATATTATTTTTATTTTTTATATAAAAATATTTGTTATATATTTGCAGTGTTTAATAAATATTAATACAATTAAACTTATATAAAAATGGAAGAATTAAAAGCAATGGTAGAGAGAGTTAATTCTCTTATGGATTCAATTAAAATTGATAATGAAAAAAATCTTAATGGCAATAAAACAGCAGGTAAACGTGCAAGAAAAACTTCTGTTGAACTTAGTAAATTACTAAAGTTTTTCAGACATATATCTGTTAATGCAAATAAAAAATAGAATGTCATTTCTTTTCTTTTTGGTTTGATTTTGATGGTTTGATTGCCTCTTAGTATAATGGTTAGTACATTAGATTTTGATTCTAATGATATAAGTTCGATTCTTGTAGAGGCAACTAATATTTAAATAATATAATAACTATTATGGATTTATTGGAGATATAGTTCAATGGTTAGAACGATTGGCTGTTAACCAATTAATATAGGTTCAATTCCTGTTATCTCCGCCAATGACCTGAAAAGCCTCTTAGTAATGCTCAAATTATCTGGTCTATGTTGCTTAATAGCGGTGTGATGCTTAAGTATTCCACACACTCCAAAACAGAATACCTTATTGAGGTGTATCCCCTGAGTCTTATACACTCTTGAAAGGGTAGTTGGTTACACGTGGGTTCAAGTCCCTCCGCCTCAACAAATAAAATAAATAATTTAAATATTAATAAAATGGATATTATAACTAAATCTCTCTTAACTTCTATGATTGAAGATTTTATGGAAGGCAAAACAGAGCAATCAAAACAAAAACAACCAGCATCTAAAATAGATGGTATTATAAAATTAATTAAATCAACAGACTGGAAAGAACGTCTTTTAGGTGAGTATCAATATCTTAAAGACAAGTTAGAAAAACTTCATAAAACTAATACTAAAGTAGTGGCAAATACAATTAAGTTTGAAGGCAAAACTCCAACTGATTTACTTATAAAACAGGAGAGTATTATGACCGCATATCTTAATCTCTTGGAAACAAGACTGGAATTGGAAGGTATAGAATATTAGAAAACAAAGCAACAGGTAATCAAAATACCTGCTGCTTATTTTTTTATCATTATGAATAGAAGCGGTACTAAAATAGAAAAATATGGGATACAATTTGATTCTCTTTTAGAATTAGATATTTACGAAGAGTTTCTTAGTAGAGACATTGAATTAAAAAGAGGAGAACCTATTAAGATTATTAATTCTTTTAGCAATCCTATATTCTGCTATAGTAATGATAATAAGAAGTTTGAGCTAAAAAAAGACTCTAATACTATTAGATGTATAGAATACACTCCTGACTTTACTTTGAAAGTACATTTCATAGCAAAAGAAAAGAATGGTGGAAAATCATTAGAAGGAGATTTTAATGTTTACATAGAAGTTAAAGGATTTGCTAATGAAACATTTAGATATAGATGGAAACTATTTAAACAATGGATAGTTGAACACGACCCTACTGCCAGAATATTTTTAATTAAAAGAAGACATAATGGTAGGGTAAAAGAAAAAGACAATAAAGCAAGAATAGAAGAAACAAGGCAAATAGTTGATAATATATTAAAAATAATATACGGAGAATAGCTTGATATATTCTGGGTGTAGTTCAGTTGGTAGAATACTTGTTTTGGGAACAAGTGGTCATAAGTTCGAGTCTTATCACTCAGACTAATAATTTAAAATACCATGGAAGATAAGCTAATCAAAATAAATGATATAATTAAATATCTTAATATAGGTCAAATAACAGGAACAAATCATCTTATATTAGATTTTAATAGACTTAATGATGAAGATTGTAATAAAATATATCAAACATTAAGTGAGGTTTTGTTAAAACATACAAATTAGACAGAAAAATACAAAATGAATAAGGGCGACATTTATAACTATGCAACAAGAAATAAAAAATGAAGATAAAGTATATTATTGTTCACAATGTTTATCATTAGCAATTATAAGAGATAATGGTATAGATTATTGTAAACACTGTGGTTGTGCGGTAATAAATGAATGTTCGATAGAAAAATGGGAAGAACTTAATAAAGAAAAATATCCTAAAAAACAAATACTACATAGTAGAGGAATATTTATTAATAATTACAAAAAGAACGAATATTATACTAAATAATTAAAATAAAATGGAAGAGAATAAAACAGTTAAAATGGAGGCTCATAAAACAGAGCAAGAGGGTAAAAAATTATCTTATGAGCAATTAATGACTTTTGCTAAACAATTATCCGAACAGAATAAACGAATGGCTTCTCAACTTAGAGAATCACAATTTGGTTATGTATTTACTGTATTAGATTTTATTATTAGAGTTGGAGAACTTGATTGTAAATATCCAGGTCAATTTGATTCAGAATTTTCTAAATACATCTTTTCGGAAATTGAGAAAAAGATTTATCAATTAACTGCTCCTGAAAACAAAGAAGAAGGAGGTGATAATGGCAAACCAGAATAATATTGATTTGAAGCCTACTAATCTTAATATTGTCATAACTGACAATATGTATATAACATGGCTTAAATTATTAGAACCATTACATCATCTTACAGATAAGGAAATTGAAGTTGCAGCATTATTTATAGAATCTTATATTTCCAATAAAGAAAAAGTTATTAACGATGATTTATTAAATCAATTAACTTTTTCTACAGAGAATAAAAAGAAAATAAGATTGAAACTAAAAATGTCTCCTACGTATTTTCAAATTATTTTAAAAGGTTTGAAAAACAAAAACATCTATAAAGATGGTAAAATTAATCTAAAATATGTACCATGTTTTAATGAATATGGAGATATAAATTTTATGCACATGATTAAAAAGAATGTATCAAAAGATAGCAAATCAGTATAATTTAAAACCTTCTGCTATTAAGCATATTTATCTAACATATTTAAAACTTATATCAAATAAAGCATTAGAAATAACTAATTCTTTAAAAGAAAATAAAGAATTATCTAAAAATGAAATGTATTATAACAGAGGTAACTACTGTTTTTATCTAAGGTACTTAGGAAAATACTATATTAATTATAAAGCGTATTTAAAATGGAAATCAAAAATATCAAAAAAATAACCCCAAGATTTAATGATGTTATTACAACAGCAGATAGAGGCACTAATAAAAAAAATGGTATTATTACATTAGGAGAAGACCATGGAGGCTTACATTCTTTGCAAACAGTAATTGCGGTTGGTTCTTTTGTTAAAGATATTAAAGTTGGTGATATTGTAAAAATCAACCTTACTCAGTATGGTAAAACTAAATACGAAGAAGGTTCTATTAAAGAAAATATGCAGTCTATGAATCCCATTGTAGAATACAATGTTCCAACTATTACAATCAATAAAACACAATATCTTAAACTAAGAGACAATGCTATTGATTATATAGTTAATGATTACGAATAATACATTTTTTATAAAATTTAAAAGTTACTCATAAAACCACTTACCCCTCTTATTTTCGCAATTTGAGGGGTTTTATTTAAAATCTAATAGAAATATAAAGATTATGATAAAACTGTTTAAATTTGAAAATTTTGAGGTAAAGATTGAACCAGAAGTTTATTTGTTAGAACCTTTTAAGAAAATAAAGGAAAGAAATAAAAAAGATGAAAATAAGACTAAAACTGAACTTGCTTTTATTTATTTCTTTGCTGACCCTCGTTCTGACTATCAATACATTCTTGATAAGTCAGCAAGAATTGAATCAATTAAACAAGGGCTTGGTTTAGATTCTAAATGGAAACCTGATGAAGTTATTAATCAAGCCATAGAGTTCTATGAATCATTTAAACCTGAATCAGCATTACTACTTGAAGACACAAGATTTGCTATTGATAAACTAAGACAGGCTTTAAGAGAAATTGATTTTAATCAAGTAGATGATAAAGGAAAACCTATTTATCCTTTAAATACATTAACTTCTACTATCAAAATAATACCTTCATTGATTAAAGACCTAAACGAGGCTGAAAAGGCTTTAAACAGTGAAATAGCAAGTAATGCTAAAATGCGAGGAGGTCAAGAAAAAACTATCTTTGAAGATGGTATAGTATTATAAAACTTAAAGGAAAATAAAATGGAAGACGGGTTTTCTTTATAAACTTATTGTTGAACAATTTATCAATAAAATAAAAGATTATGAAAACAATCAACCCAAACGTACAGGAAGTAACAGATTTTGAAGGAGTTGATAACTTCTACAAAGCAGTAGCACGTGCTGCAAGAATTTGCTATGCGAGTGATAAGACTACTGATGACAAGGAACTTTGTGAAAGACTTATTAAGTCAAAGCATTTTAGTCCATTTGAACACGCTATATTATATATTCCTATTTATGGAGAGTTTAGAAAATGGGCTATAGAAAACAAAGAAAGCAAAGAATGGAAAATAATAGATACTGCTAAAACTTCTAAATATAATGTTGTGGATTGCAATAAAGATGATAATTTTGAAATAGCAATAAACGGAAGAATATTAGTAGAATCAATAAGAGAACATTCAGATAATATAATTCAAACATTAGACAATATTCTTGAAATTATTAAAATGTTTGAATTAAATAATCATTGGTTTAAATCTTTCATTGTAGATACATCTATTGGATGCACTCGTGAAATGAATAGGCATCACGAAAATTTCTACATTTGCGAACAAAGTACGAGGTATTGCAATTTTTCTAAGAATAAATTTGATAGTGAAGTATCATTTAATAAACCGTATTGGTATGACGAAGCAAGTATTCCAAAACAAAATGCTTGGGAATTTGCAATGAGGCAAGCAGAGTATAATTACCTTGAAACACTTAGAAGTGGAGTACCTACAGATATAGCAAGAGGTATATTACCTTTAGACACTCACACTCGTGCTATTTATACTGCAACTATTGAAGAATGGAATCATATTATTGATTTAAGATTGAAAGGAACTACAGGAAAACCTCATGGAGATATTAAAGAAATAGCAAAACAAATAAAAGATAAAACATATGGCAAATAATTTAGAATATAATCCTGCTACTTGTAATATTGAAAGCCACGATAATATTATTGTAAATCCTGATAGACCTTGGGAACAGGTATTATGGTTTTTAAAAAAGAAACAGGATAAAATAGACAATCTTAGAGAATACTTCTGGAAAGAACCTTTTGGTATAATATTTTACTTAGAGCAAGCATTTATAAGGTCTAAGGAAAAAGAATTAAAAATACCAATGAAAAAGAGCGAATCTAACCTTAATTACGATATTATTGAGATTAAAAAAGAAGTAAACGAAGAAAGTGAAGAACCTATAGAATACATACAATGGTACGAAAATAATGAACCTGTTACTAAAGAATATTTAAAAGAAAAATGGGAAGAAAAAGATATTGTAACTTTTGAAAATAACCTTATATCATTATTTGAAAAACTTCATATAGACAGAGAAAAACTATTTGAAGATTTTGATAATACACAGTCTTATTTAAAAGCAGAATTAAATACTTATGGATTTTCATTTCAATCATCTACAAACTCAGATAACTCAGGAAATTCTTGATAAATATCCTAAGGAAGTACAAGAACAGTTTATTGAGGATATAAATAATATACCGTTTGTAAAATCACTGATTAGTAAAGATAGACCTTATGCAAGAGATATAGCAAGAGATAATGACGGTAAAATAATAATTGATATAACTAAACCACACATGTTAGAGGACATGGATTATTTTAGACCGTCTGCTTTACATTTTAAAAAATATGGTTGCTATACTAATCTTACTCCTAATAGTAACCCTAATTCTGAATATGGTAAATGGATTAGAGAAGAGATTAGAAGGTGCTATGATGGATATATAAGAGAATCTGACGGCGAATGGATAACTGGTGATTATTACTTTTTTCTCAATTATTGTCCAATACAAGTAGCAAAAACTAAAAAAGGAACTAAAAAAGCAGAAAGACTTATAGATTTCCCTGATATATGGGAGGGGCATTATTATTTATTTCACTATTTAGAACAAGCAAGATTTAATGGTCATCATGCTGGAATGTTAGCAAGCCGTGGAAAAGGTAAAAGTTATTCTGGTGCTGCAAGATTAGCAAAAAGATTTATTCTTGGAGAATCTAAAGATGTTAATAAAAAAGTACAATGTGTAGTAACAGCATCAGAAAGAAAGTATATACAAGGCGCAAATCAAATTCTTGATATGTTTGTATATTATATTGACTTTTTAGCTAATAATACCCAATTCCCTGCAAAAAGATTAGTAAATTCATTACATGATTTACAATGGACCATGGGGTATATAGATGCTGAAAATGGAACTAAAAAAGGTACTCTTAATTCAGTTACAGGTATTACTTCTAAAGATGATGAATCCAAATTACGTGGTAGTAGAGGACAATTATATTTAATCGAGGAGGCTGGTTGCCATCTAAAAGGTACTGAAGTTAGAATGTATGATGGAAGTATCAAGAAAGTAGAAGATGTAGTAGTAGGAGATATATTAATGGGAGATGATGGTACTCAAAGAAAAGTTCTTGAATTATACTCTGGGATAGATGAAATGTATAAAATAACATTATCTAATGGAGATTATCAGATAGTCAATAGTAAACATCCTGTAATATATAAAACCTATGATTGGAGTAAATGTAAATATGTGGAACATTTAAATACAGCCCCAGAATTAATGAATATGGATATATCTAAAGGATACTACATTAGTAAATCTGATGCTGTTAATTATCCTTACCAACCTATTATTATAGACCCATATTGGTTAGGTCTTTGGTTAGGTGATGGAGATTCTACACGAATGGCAGTATCTAATGAGGATATAGAAGTTCTGAATTGGTTAGAAAATTATTGTATTACAAATAATTACACTTATACCAAAAGACTCTTACCACAAAGTAAGAGATGTTACAACTTTAATATCTCTGCAAAAAACTCAGTATTACAAGATGAATTTAAAAGATTAGGATTACAGAACAACAAACATATCCCAGATTGTTATAAATATAATTCTAAAGAAGTAGTTGCAAATGTAATAGCAGGTTTGATTGATACTGATGGTACTTATGATTCAAGAAGACATTGCTATGAAATAACACAGCTATACAAAAGAAAAGATATTATATATGACATAAAAGAGATGTGTGAATATCTTGGATTAAGATGTTCTATATCTACAAGATTTGCATCTAAGAAAGTAAAAGGTGCTGGACATTTAAATTATAGATTAAGAATAAGAGGTAATTATAATCTTCCTGTAAAGATAAATAGAAAGAAACAAACTAATAGAAGTGGATACAAAAACAAAAGGAATTGGCTCGACTATTCATTTAAAGTAGAGAAGTTTGGAAAAGGTGAGTATTATGGATTTACAATAGATAAAAATAATTTGTTCTTACTTAAAGATTATACTATTGTTCACAATACGTTTCCTAAATTATTAGGATTATATGCACTACTAAGACCATCTGTAGAAGATGGTGGAAACGTATTTGGGCAGATATATTTTTATGGAACTTCTGGTGATAGTGAATCTGATTTTAGTTCTATGCAAGAACTGATGTATAACCCTATTGGTTATAATATTCAAGCAATTCCTAATGTATATGATATAGAAGGTAAGGGCAGAAAGGAATTTACTTACTTCTTCCCTGCGTATATCAACAGAGCAAACTGTTATGATAAAGATGGTAATTCTGACGTAATTAAAGCATTGTTAGAAATACTTAATGATAGATATATAGTTAAATATAACTCTACTGATGTTAATATGATTACTAAACGTATATCAGAATTACCAATAACACCAGCAGAAGCTATTCTTAGAGCAACAAAAAATTTATTCCCAATTACAGAATTAACAGAAAGACTTACAGAGATAGATAATAATCCTGCGTTTTACAATGAAACTTATATTGGAGAATTAGTAACCCAAAAAGATGGTAGCATAGAATTTAAGCCAACTTATGATACCCCTATTAGAGACTATCCTTTAAAAGATAATAAATTAGCGGGAGCATTAGAAATCTTTGAAATGCCGTTAAGAGATATTAATGATAAGGTATTTCCCGAAAGATATATTATTGGACATGACCCTACTGATAATGATGAATCAAATACACTATCATTAAGTTCAACCTTTGTATTAGATTTATGGACAGATAGAATTGTTGCAGAATATACTGGTAGACAACATTTTGCAGAAGATAATTATGAAATACTTAGAAAATTATGTATATTTTATAATGCAAAATGTCTTTATGAAAATAATATCAAAGGAGTTTTCTCTTATTTTAGTCAGAAAAATTGTTTATATTTATTAGCAGACACGCCAGAATATTTAGTAGATAGACAACTTATAAAGGGCTTAGGATATGGTAATACATCTAAAGGAGTTAGAGCTACATTGCCTATAAATAATTACGCTAATAAACTTATACAACAATGGTTATTAAAACCATGTACTAAATTACAAAAACAAATAGATGGTAGTGAAATTGAAGTACAAGTACCTAATTTATTTAATATAAAGAATAGGGCGTTATTAAAAGAATTAATATTATATAATCCTAATATAAATGTAGACCGTGTAAGAGCATTAGGATTAGCAATGTTATATAGAGAAGAAAAAATGGTTTTATATCAAGGAATCTTAGACAAAGGTAGAAATTATATACCAGACAATTATATTGGTAATGACCCTTTCTTTAAAGAGAATTATAACAATCCTTATGACGAAGAAATAGAATCTTTTTAATTTATAATATAAACACACTTATAATAAGCACTACAATTTAGTAGTGCTTATTATTTTTGTGCAAAATACTTAATAAACAATATGTTTGCAAATTCATCATTTCCGCCTCAACAATTACCTTTTTCTAAAAAAGGTAAAGAGTGGAGACAAAAACACCTTGATTGGGCTGACACTAAATCATATTGGAATTATGGATTGATTAGGAATAGTGTAATTCATAAGAAAATAAATTATGATTTAGTTAACGGTATTATACACATGAAAGATATTGCAAACACTCTTAATCCTGACGGTATTAAAGGAAGTTTTATTCCTAACAAAATACAACATTACCCTATATTGAACTCTAAATTAAACGTATTAAGAGGAGAAGCAAGTAAAAGAGTGTTTGACTATAGAGTTATTATAACTAATCCTACGTCTGTATCTGAAATAGAAACAAAGAAAAAAGACGAAGTATATAATGCTGTAATGCAATTGATTCAAGAGCAAAATGCTGATTTGTATCAACAAGCTCAAATAGAACAACAACAGCAACAATTAGAGCAACAACAAGCCCAAGTACAAGGACAACAACCTCAGCAAGGTCAGTTTGAACAAGGTCAAGCACAAAAGGCATTTGAAGATAAATTAAATAGAATAGCAGAATACTATACTTATCAATATCAAGATATTAGAGAAATGAGGGCTAATGCTATTCTACATCATTATAGTAAAGAACAGAACTTCAATATAAAATTCAATGATGGTTTAATGGACGCAATGACTGTAGGCGAAGAAGCTTATCAGTGTGAAATAGTAGGTGGAGAGCCTATTATGCGAAAATTAAATAACATGAAACTATCTGCATTTGGCTGTGGTTATTCTAATCACTTAGAAGATGCTGATGTTATTATAATGGAAGATTATTGGTCTTTAGGTAGATTACATGACACTTTCTATGATGTACTTACAGCAAATGACGTTAAAAAATTAGAAAAAATGGGAAGTACTGGTGAACCTGCAAGTCCTGATGATATGAATAATATTGATGAAAGACAGGGCTTTATTAGAAAACCAATGCTAACTGATATTATTTCTAATGCTGATAGTGATGATATTTTCTTTTCTCCAATAGGATTGTATGGTGATTCTTCTGTATCATCATTATCTCCTTTTGACGGTGAGGGTAATATTAGAGTTCTTAGAATGTATTGGAAATCTCGTAGAAAGATTAAAAAGGTAACATCTTTTGACCCAATTACTGGAGATGAAGTGCAAACATTCTATGATGAGGATTATGTATTAGATAAAGATAAAGGAGAAACAGAGGAAGTATACTGGATTAATCAGGCTTGGGAAGGTACTAAAATAGGTAAAGATATATATGTTAATATTAGACCTTGCCCAGTACAATATAATTCAATATCTAATCCATCTAAATGTCATTTTGGTATTATAGGAACTATATACTCTTTTAATGAAAACAAACCTTTTTCATTAGTAGATATGATGAAACCTTACGTATATCTATATGATGCAATCCATGCTAAAATGGAGAGGTTCATAGCAAGAGATTATGGCTTCTTAGTAAATGTAGATTTGGCTAAAATGCCAAGAGGTTGGACATTTGATAAATATATGCACTATGCCAAAACTCTTGGTATTTTAATTCAAGATAGTTTTAGTGAAGGAAATGTTGGTAGTGCTACTGGTAAACTTGCAGGAGCATTAAATAATAATACTAGTGGTGGTATTAATGCTTCTCAAATGCAAATAGTTAATTCTTATACTCAAATACTTGAATATGTCCGTAATGTTATGTCTGAAATAGTAGGCATATCAAGACAACGTGAAGGTCAAGTAAGTAATAGAGAGACTGTTGGTGGTGTAGAAAGAGCTACATTACAATCTTCTTATATCACTGAATGGTTGTTTATGAAGCATGATGATACTGTAAAAAGAGTAATGGAATGTTTCTTAGAAACTGCTAAAATTGCTATGAAGGGTAAATCTAAGAAATTCCAATATATTACAGATGATTTTGCTAATAAACTTATAGATATAGATGGTGATGAATTTGCTGAATGTGATTATGGTTTAGTTGTAGATAATTCAGATGCTTCACAAACACTCAAACAAAATCTTGAAACATTTGCTCAAGCTGCATTACAAAACCAAATTCTTTCATTCTCTACTATTATGAAGTTATACAGTTCTGCTTCATTAGCTGAAAAACAACGTATGGTAGAAAAAGATGAACAAGAGAAATTACAACAAGCTCAACAACAGCAGCAAGAACAATTACAGGTTCAACAAGAAGCAGTACAATTACAACAACAATTACAACAGCAACAATTACAGCTACAAGAGTTAATGAATCAACGTGATAATGAAACTAAGATTCAAGTTGCTCAGATTCAGGCACAATCTAAACTACAATCAACTGCAATGCAAATAGATAATATGGATGATGGTTCCGATGAACTACAATTAAGACTTGCAGAGTTAGAAGAACAGAAACGCCAATTTGATATTAAGTCAAAACAAACAGACCAAAAACTTTCTAATGCAAAGTTAAACAATGAGGCAAATCTTCGATTTAACGAAAGAAAATTAAACCAAGATAAACTTCTTAAGGAAAAACAAATAAATGTCCAAAAAATGACAAAAAAGGGCTAATAAGCAAAGAATATAATTGTTTAACAAATAAATATTGACTAAAAATGACAGCAACACAAATTTATACTAAAAATTTAGGAATAAGGTCTAACACGAATTTACCTGTTTATCCTATTACAATTTTCGAGGGTGTTAAAAACTCAAAGAATCAATCACTTAATGATGTGATTGATGAATTACTCAAAGATATTAATGTTTTAACAAAGAAAGTAAAAGAGTTAGAAAAAGAATTATCATTAATCAATAAAAAGGAATCAAGTAAGAAATAGTTTAATACTACGTCTTACTTGATTAATCTTTTAAATATTTTTGCAACAAACAAAAGATTGACAGACAAAATGTTAAATAATGAGCAAAATATTATCAATGATTATAAAAATGGTATTGCGAATAATTCAAATTGCCTACCACACAATAGTGATAGTAATGATAACATTTGCAATGCTACACATAATTGCCACCGTCCTTTACGTTTGTGGTCAATCAAATATACTGTTATTGGATTCTCTAAATTTATTGGAGTCGCAATAATACAGGCTGCTACACTAAAAGAAGCAGAATGTGTATTTAAACAAAACAGTAAATTTAATGGTTTTATAGACAGGATAAAAATAAATTGTATTGAAGAAGTTTTGCCTAATCCAGAACCACTTCTATTACAAGAGGATACTGTAGCAATATTAGATAAATCTGTACTAAAATCATATCCTTTTTTATTAAAGTCAGAATATTGTGATAAATTAAACGAACTTGAAGAAAAATTTATAAAATATGCAAATGACCTTAAAGAAGAAATAACTCTTGAGGAACTTAATGAATTTAATGAAAAGATTACAGATATTGATAATTCTGTAACTACGATACAAGGAGATATAACATCTATTGAAGAAAATAAACAAGATAAAATTTCAGTAACAGGAGATAATGTTCATCTTGTAAATAACGTTTTATCTGTTGACAAACAACAAGCTTCAGACTTTGATATAAAAGATTTAACAGATTCTACTAACTTAAGAACAGAATGGAATGATAAGCAAGATAGGTTGACAGCAGGTGAAAATATTACAATAAATAATAATGTTATATCAGCCGTTGACACTAAATATGAGGCTTCAAATTTTGATATTAAAGACCTTACTGATAGTACAAATTTAAAAAATACATGGAATAACAAACAAGACAAATTAACAGCAGGTAATAGGATTAAAATAGAAGACAATGTTATTTCTGCTATTGGTACAGATATAAACGATGATGTTATAACTAATCAAACAACGTGGAGTTCAGAAAAAATTTCTGATAAAATTAA